GTTCACAGCGTTCAAGCCAGCATTTTATTTGCACAAGGTCTAGACACAGATACTATACGCGGCGCTATCACTTCAAGTAGTCAACGAGAAAGTCCAAGTCGTGTATTTGGTGTTAGTACTCCGGGTCGGCCAATTTATCAAGGCGGAGCAACGCAGACTGATTCCACCAATCTAGCATCTGGACAAACTACAGCAGCCAACATGAAAATCATAGGCCGACGCGGTGGCCATACACTTGTGCTTGATGACGGTGACACCACCAACAAGGATAATTTAATTCGTATCCGAACCAGTAAAGGTCATCAAATCACCATGAGCGATAATGGTGATTGTTTTTACATTACCCATGCCAATGGCCTAACTTGGATGGAATTTGGAAAAGAAGGCACAGTTGATTTGTATTCAACTAATAGTGTTAATGTGCGTACTAGAGGAACTATTAATTTACATGCTGACAAAGATATTAACATGTTTGCTGGCGGCAAAATTAATATGAAAAGCTCAGAAGCCATGGTATTAGAAAGTGCTACTTCATTAACAGCCATGTGTGTTGACGACATGAAAATATACAGCAAAGGCACAATTGGAGTCCTTAGTGACGGAACCCTAGCATTACAATCTGGTGGTGAAGGCAGCTGGGGCGCAGGTGGCTCGCTGACATTTGAAGGGGCGCCCATAAACTTAAACAGCGGTGGCGCAGCTTCGGTTGATGCACCTACCCCGTTAACCACTACCACACTAGACGATACATCATTTCAGGATGGCACTGGTTGGACTGTTGATAGTGGTGCATTGGAAAGCATTGTAACTCGGGCACCCACACATGAACCTTATCCTTATCATAACAAAGGTGTTACTCCTGACGGTGCTGATGCTGGCACTGGCGATGCTACTCTTAGCGATGAAGAAATTGCAGACAACAATGCAGCCTTGGGCGACTTTCCAGGATAACATATAGCATGGCAACCGCAAAATTATCAAATACCGCAGTTTTATTAGCCAATGTGCCAGTGGTCAACGGCATCACAGCCGCAGATTTTGTCAAGCAGCCAGCAGTCAGTAAGACGTTTGGCAAATTTAAATCCACAGAGATACAAGGTCTAATAGCCCAGGCTGCTAAAAGTGCTGGCCAAAGTGCAGATACCGTTAGCAATACAACCGGGGTTGGGCAGTTTAGTTTTACGCCAACTCAACTTGAAAGTGTGGGTTATTTAAAACCAGATACAGTATCTAGATTTTTAACCAACAGCACAGATATTGTTACAGTGTTAAGTAGTCCCATAGTCTGGACTGGAAAAAATGGCGTACTATCGTTGGAAGTATTGTTGTCTGACAGCAAAATACAAAGCACCATACAGTATGAACTGTTACAATTGGGACTTGCACAATTAACTAGTACTAGAGCCAGTATTGGTAATGTTGCAATCAATAATTTAACTTCGCAGGAATTGGGCGGTATTGTACAGGCTAGTGCAAAGTACGGTGCCGCAGTGACAACCCAATGGATCAAGGGACAGGCACCAGCAAGCATTGTTACCAATATTAAAATAATTGCTCAATCTGGAGAATACGCAGTATATGTAGTTGATGCAAAGTTCCCAGAAAATATCAAAGGCCAAGAAACCCCAAGCTCGGTATCAGGCACAGTTACGTTGACTACTCTAAGTGAAAACGTGACAAAAATTATCGGTAACAATAAAGTCTAACCGATAAATATCAATTATGACAACATTTATTGGGTTTAACACACAAAATCAATACAAGAAGTTTACCTTAGTTGACTTTGAGTTAATTAAACGAGACCTTCTCAATGCTTTAAACATACGCCAAGGTCAGTTGGTTGGAAGACCAGCCTACGGCACACGAATATGGGATTATGTATTTGAAAGCCAGGTACAAGAAACTCAAGCAGGCATGGAGCGTGAAATTCAACGTGTCTGTGGCGGCGATCCTAGGATATTTGTGCAGAGTATCAATGCATATCCTCAAGAAAATGGCATGTTACTTGAGCTACTGATTAGTGTGGTCCCTAGTACAAACGCAGAACGCTTGGCTATATTTTTTGATCAAGAACAGCGCACAGCTAGTTACGTATAAACAGTACGGTTTATGATGTCCATAAATAATAAAAACAACGGACAACCATGGCACGTACTACTAGACAAACTGCAATTTTTGGGGTTGAGGACTGGAAAAGAATTTACCAGACCTACCGCGAAGCTGACTTTCAAAGCTACGACTTCGAAACTCTACGTAAGAGCTTTGTAGATTATCTACGATTATATTACCCAGAAACATTCAATGACTATATCGAAAGCAGTGAGTTTATTGCATTGCTGGATGTCATGGCATTTATGGGACAAGCACTTGCATTCCGTACTGACTTAAATACTCGTGAAAATTACCTTGACACTGCTGAACGCCGTGACAGTGTGGTTCGTTTAAGTAATTTAGTTAGCTATACACCAAAACGTAACACTGCGGCCCAGGGATTATTAAAAGTTTTCTCAGTGACTACCAGCGAATCAGTGTATGATTTCAACGGAGTTAATCTTAGCAATATCACAGTTGACTGGAATGATCCTACCAATACTGATTGGCAAGAACAATTTACCACAATTTTAAATGCGTCATTAGTCAGCAACCAACGTGTTGGACGCCCGGGTAATCGTCAAAATATACTAGGCATAGACACTAGTGACTATGCTATAAATCTTGTACCTGGATACCTACCAGTTGTGCCATACAATTCCACAGTGGATGGAGTTAACATGCCATTTGAAGCCGTGAACAGTACTACCGTTGGCAAAGACTACATATACGAACCTAGTCCCAAACCCAGCGGTAAATTTAATGTGTTGTTCCGCAATGATCAACTAGGGTTTGGCAGTCCAAACACTGGATACTTCTTTTTATTCAAGCAAGGCGTCCTACAGAACCAAGATTTTAACCTAGCTGAAAGAATATCTAACCGCCAAGTAAACATCAACATTGAAGGCATTAACAACGAAGACCGTTGGTTGTACCAATTAGATAATGTTGGAACCATTCAAGGTGAGTGGCAGTATGTTGACAACGTTTATGCTGGCGCAGTAGAACAATTAGCACCAGACTTGAGACAATTATTTGCGGTGACTAGTCGCGCCAATGATCAAATCACACTCAACTTTGGCGATGGTGTGTTTAGTGAAATTCCTGTGGGACTTTTTAGAGCGTATGTACGTGCATCAAATGGATTATCATATATCATTAATCCAGAAGAAATGCAAAGTGTGATTATTCCCATCAGCTATGTTAGCCGCACCGGTAGACTTGAAACGATTACATTTACCTGTGGTATCACTACTCCGGTCAGCAATGCACAGAGTCGTGAAAGTATTGACGAAATTAAACAACGTGCTCCAGCAAGATACTACACACAGAATCGTATGGTCAACGGCGAAGACTACAATAACTTTCCGTTCACAGCCTACAACAGTATCCTGAAGAGTAAAGCTCTTGCTCGTAGCAGTGTTGGTACTAGTCGATTCTTGGATCTAGTAGACAATACTGGCAAGTATTCTAGTACTAATACGTTCAGCAGTGATGGTGCGCTATATGAAGAATCTGAAGCAACACCAACATTCCAGTTTACTTGGTTTAGCCGTAACGATATTGCTAGTACCATTGCTAATTTACTGCAACCGTTATTGGCAGCACCATCAACCTTACAGTTTTATTACTCAGACTTCCCAAGACCCGGACTTACCGGACTTAGTTTGATCTGGCAGCAAAGCACAGTTGCAGTCAACGAGTCTTCAGGTTATTTTAACAACAGCACTGGCTCGCCGCAGCCAGTTGGGTCTTTTGTAACCACAAATGCACAATATATCACAAAAGGTGCATTGATTAAATTTGTTCCGCCAACTGGATATTACTTTGATTCAGACAAGCGGTTAAAGTATGGTGTGCCAGTCAGCGCCGACGAAACAACTGTGTTGTGGGCAAGTCCAATCTTGGTAGTTGGTGCTGGCGATAATCAGGGAACCGGTAACCTAGCTGATGGAACCGGTCCGGTGATATTAAACAACTTTGTACCAACTGGAGCAATTGCAACAGTAGTAATACCAGTGTTTGTCACAGATCTACCAGCGTCACTTGAAGATCAAATGATTGAACAAATTGTATTGTATCGAGATTTTGGACTTGGATTTAATAATCAAACTGGTGAATGGTATCTAATTACATCCACTAACTTAGCTGTTAACCAACCTTTTAGTTTAGCCAATGCTGGAAACACATCTGGCACTAATGTGGATGCAAGTTGGATGGTACAGTTTACCACCGATGGCGAAACATATACTGTGGTTCTACGTGGTTTAAATTAC